TCTAACCTTGAGTAGTGATGACATTTCTTCTTTGAATATCCCTGCACATTGTCTAACAAATGCTGAACATAAAGATACAGGCAATTTCAGAATTCGTTTGTACAAAAAAGGTCACCGATTGTTCCCTGGTGGTCTAAAAGCATTCCGTGTTTCTTTCTGTCAGTATGCAGTTAACTTTCCTCCATTGACTGCAAAATATTTGTATGAGAGATACACCGACAAAATTAAGAATCAAGAACAAATTAACATCTATGATCCATCTTCTGGATGGGGTGGTCGTTTGCTTGGTGCATTGACTGTTGATGATGAAAGAAACATTCATTACATCGGTACTGATCCAAATACGGATCACAATACAAGCCCAGGTAGAACTAAGTACCATGAGGTCGCAGATTTTTTCAATACAAAAACGACAAGAGCAGTTGCTACTTTGTTCCCCAAAGTGCATTCGTATCAAATTTTTCAACATGGCTCAGAAGAAATTCACAAAGACCCAGAATTTCAAAAGTACAAAGGTAAGTTAGATTTAGTTTTTACTTCACCACCATACTTTGCTAAAGAAGCATACTCGGAAGATGCTGAACAGTCATACAAGAAGTTTTCTCAGTACGATTCTTGGCGTGAAGGTTTCTTGAGACAGACACTAGAAACTTGTGTTGAGTATTTGGCGAATGATAGATACCTTCTGTGGAACATTGCTGATGCTGTCTTTGGTGGAGACATGTTGCCACTAGAACAAGACTCAATGGATATTCTTACTAGTCTTGGTATGCGTTACGAAGGCAAATTGAAAATGTCTCTTGCACAAATGCCTGGCGGCAATAGAGTTGATACAGAAACTGGATTACCTAAAGCAAAGAATTTCTGCAAGGTGAATGGAATGTGGCTCAAATACGAACCAATTTTTGTCTTCTATAAACCTTGATGTTGTAAAAAAACAACTAGTACTTTAGTAGTACTTGACAATTCGTGTGGTTGTGATAGAATACTTGTATGTTGTTAAGGAATGTCCATGCAGTTTACGCAAGAATCTAAGTCCCAATTAGCCAAGTTGATGGCTACCGAAAACCTCACTGTTGAGCACCGCAAAGTATCTACGGCTTCTTTTAATCTTAAAGACCGTGTTCTTACCCTTCCAGTTTGGAAAGATATGTCTGGCGAAATGTATGATTTGCTGACCGGGCATGAAGTTGGTCACGCATTGGAAACGCCAGAAGAAGGTTGGCACAATGCAGTTATGGGCACTGGCAAATTCGATAAGAGTTTCAAAAACTTCCTGAATGTGGTTGAAGATGCCCGCATTGAGAAAAAAGTCAAACGCCGTTTCCCTGGCTTACGTCAATCGTTTGTCAAAGCATACGGTCAACTATTAGAAAAAGATTTTTTCGGTATCAAGCACCGTAATGTTAATGCTTTACCTTTCATTGACCGCTTGAACCTTTACACTAAAGGCGGTGTTGCACTGGGTATTCAATTCAACAATGAAGAAACCAAAATGTTAGCCGATGTTGAATCGTGCGAAACGTGGGAAGATGTTGTCCGTATTACCGAAGCAATTTTTGACTATTCAAAAACCGAACAAAAAGAATTGCAACAAGAAAAAATTCGCCAACTGAATTCATTCTATGATGATGAAGATGGTGATTATGAAACGGACATGGACAGCAATGATGATTCTTCCAATGATGAAGAAGAAAATCAGGAAGATGGCCAACCTCAAGCTGGCAAAACTGAAAAAGAATCATCCGATGGTGAAGATGAATCAGAATCCAAAGGTGAATCAGATTCTGATTCGGAAGAAAAATCAGAAGAACAACCAGAGAAAAGCAATACAATTGAACGTGATAAAGAATCACACAATAGTACCAGTGAAGATGAAGATTTTGAACCAGTTTGCGAAACTGATGAAAAGTACCGTGAAAACGAAGGTCAATTGTTGGACAAATCATGCAAAGAATATTTGTATGTGAATTTGCCAACTCCTATCTATTCAGAAATTCTTACTCCATACAAACGGGTACATGAATTGATGGAAATGTATTGGGCTGACCGGTTTGATTCATATAAAGATACTCAGAATGTTTTGCTCCGTGAATTCAAAAATCGGAATGACCGTTACATTTCTCTGCTTGCGAAAGAATTTGAAATGCGTAAAGCCGCATCAAAATATTCCAAACAGAAAATTTCTGAGACTGGTGATATTGATGTTAACCGCATCTACAAATACCAAGTTGATGACAATATTTTCCGCAAAGCAACCTTTGTACCAAAAGGCAAATCGCATGGTTTAGTTTTGTTGCTTGACCGTTCGGGTTCAATGCAAAACAATATGGAATCATCATGGGAACAAATTTTGGTTCTCGCAATGTTCTGCCGCAAAGTGAATATTCCTTTTGTTGTTTATGGTTTTGGCAATGATACCGGTGCTTTTCAACTTGACCACGGCCGTGAAAATAATCGTTCATTCACCAAAAACCTCCACGAATTGAGTGGCTCAGATGTTTTCTTGCGTGAGTACTTGAATTCAAAAATGAGTGCAAGTGAATTTACCCGGTGCTCTAAAAATATCATGGCTTTGTCTGGTAGTTATAGTTATCGTGGCAATCGTAAATTTTCAACACCTAAGACTGAGAATTTGTCAAATACTCCTATGACCGAAGCAATGATTGCCTTGAAGCCGCTTGTTGAGCAATTCCGCAAAGTAAACAATCTTGATATTGTGAACACGGTTATCATGCACGATGGTGATGCAGACAGAATTACCGCCATAATTGGTGAGCGTGTAGATTACAAAGGTCAATCTTACTCTAGCACGGTAGGTATCGGTCACGGCCAGTACAATCTTGTTTTGCGTGATACGAAAAATAAATTTGAAGAATTGATGGTTGATGATGATGAATGTCCTGTGCGTAAATCAGTTTTCAATTGGTATCGCAAAACTACAGGTTCTAAGATTATCGGTTTCTTCATTGCTGGAACTGGTGCTGGTCTCCGTGCTGGCATTGAGCGCCGTTACATCAACGAAAAAGGTGAATCGTTGCGCCAAGTTTATGAGGGTCATTCTAATGATTCTTTCTATCAAAGAAAAGAAGCGACTAAACAACTTGCACAAATCATCAAAGTCGAAAGATTCCTAGAATCTAAAAATTCTGGGTACAATAAATTCTTTATTATTCCTGGTGGCGATGACCTTGACATTGAAAACGAAAGTTTACATGTTGATGGTGCAGTTACTGCTGGTAAACTAAAGAATGCATTTATGAAAATGAATAAGAAGAAACAAGTAAGCCGTGTTTTGGTAAATCGTTTCATTGGCGAGATTGCTTTGTGACATTTTTACAACACCACCTATTGACAAGGTGGTGTTTCCCTGTTATAATTATTGTATTGATTGATTGAAATGGAGTTTATATTATGCGTACAGTAGATGCCTCAGCCCGTGAGAAGTTTATTTCCTTAGCCCTGGCTACAGGTAAGAAAACTTTTTCCCGACAGGAAGTGAAAGATATTTGTAAAGAAAATGCATTGGGTTTTCCTCAATGGTTTCTGAAAGACCCAGAATATCGCCAAGCCCGTGGCGTATATAAACTACCAACTGCTAATGTTTCCACAGTTGATTTATCTGCCCAAGTATTACCCATGAAGAAAACCGAAACTGCACCTGTTGCACAAAACCGAATCGCTAATGTATCTACCGACCTTGAGACTGGTAATCTAATTCCTCAAGTGTATAAAAATTATGTGCCATTTGGCAACTATGAAGATTTGCTGGCTATCGTAAACAGTAAACAATTCTTTCCTATCTTTATCACTGGTCAATCTGGCAACGGTAAAACAATGTCCGTTGAACAAGCCTGTGCCAAAGCAAAACGCAAATTCGTTTGTATCTCAATGACACCAGAAACCGATGAAGGCGATTTGCTCGGTAACTTCGTTTTGATTAACGGTCAGATGGAATGGCGTGACGGTCCCGTTACTACAGCCGCACGACAAGGTGCCGTTTTGTGTATTGA